AGGATCACTCTGAAGCGACTTTACAGGCGGGCCGGTTGCAGGAGTACATCGACGACCGGAGTCGCGTCCTAGTGGCGAATAAGAAGCGAAAACAACGATGGCAATGACTGACACGGTAGCGGAATATTACGATGACTACTCGGATGTTTATCTGGGTGAGTATGGGCCGGTCTTTCAAGCTGCGCTGTTTGCGCCTGAGCCACCGGCGCATTGCCGGGTGATGATGGATCGCGGGATGATATTGCCCGGACACAGCGTATTGGACGTAGGTTGTGGCGTGGGAGGCGTGATGTCCGGGTTAATGGCGAACGGGGTCACGGATTTGACGGGGGTAACAATCAGTCCGCGTCAGGTCGAGTTGGCGGAGTTGAGTTTGGAGTTGGCGGACTTCATGCAGTGGGACGATGCTGGGCGAACGTTTGACCGGGTTATCCTGTGTGAGAGTTTCGGCTACTTCGATGAGCCGGGGAAGCTGATTGCGAAGTGCGTGGGGTTATTGAATCCTGGGGGGATGGTTTATGTGAAAGATTTATGTTCGGTGAACGATCCCGATTTATTGCAGCAAGCGGGGTTGGCGGAACTACGGAAACTATGGAACTACGAAAACTACACGGCGGGCGAAATGAGTTGGCTGTGGGGTCAGGCGGGTATGCGACGAATTGGAGGAGATGACAACTTGTGGCGGATCTCAGACTGTTCGGCGTTCGTCAGTTTTATTAGTGGGAACAGTAAGTTAAGCAGGATGCACTTCCCAACGGTGGGGCAGGTGCCGATCAAAGCGGCGGACTTCTTATTTGCAAAATGATTGACCGACTAGAACAGCAGTGCGTGGACATCATCCTCGACAACCACCCGGGCGACGAGTGGGTTTACACGAATGGACAGTTCAGCGAGTTGGACGGTATGTTTGTGCGCGGTGGAGTGATTAAAGCGGTGGCGGAGATCAAGACCCGCGAATGCGTTTTAGGATATCATCCTAGAGAGATGGTCGGTTGGAACAAGCTGGAAGCTGGGCGGTGGGCGAGTAAGTCGTTCCGGTGTCCGTTTTATTTATTTTCCTACCACCCGAAGAGTGACGTTGTGGCGGGGTACAAACTGACCGACGAGGTGGGTAATTTTATTAGAAAGTTCGAGGTGAGCGAATATGGCCAAAACAAAAACAAAAACGAGCGAGACACCAAAACAATCCGAAAAACCTGTTGGATCGAAAACAAAGACCCGAGTCTCCTCCAGAGACGCGGACTGCGATGTATTTACTGAGAANTATTTCGGCATAAANCTTTACGACTGGCAGAAGAAAGTTCTGTTCGATCTGAGCAAGCCNGGNGCGCGGGTAGCGTTGAAAGCGGCCAACGGTAGTGGCAAGACTGCGATGATAGCGGCACCAGCGGCGTTNTGGTATGCGTTGATCTANCCNGGCAGCATNGTCATCACNACGNNNGGCGTTTATCGCCAGGTCAAAGAACANNTGTGGCCCCAGATCCGGGCACTTGCCAGTAAAGTGGCGGGACTCGGTATGCAGATCAACCAGACCGATTTAACGATGGACAACGGGTCGCGGATCTTGGGGTTTGCTACCGACCAACCGGGACGATTTGAAGGCTTTCACGGTAATGTTTTCATCGTATTAGACGAGTGCAAAAGCATCCAGGAGGATCTATTCGAGGCAGTTGCCCGAATCCAGCCAAATCGCATCCTAGCGATGAGTTCGCCAGGCGGAACTACGGGTAAGTTTTATAAAATTTTCTCCAAAGAACAGAAATGGTGGGAACTCCACACGGTGACCGCATTCGATTGCCCACATATCAAGCAAAGCTGGATCGACGAACAGATCGAAATGTGGGGGCGCGAACATCCGTTGATTCAATCGATGATCTTCGGGGCGTTTCAGGAGACGAGCGGCGAAGGATTGGTGATACCGTGGGAGAGTTTGATGTCTTGTTTGGATAGTCCTCCTACGAAAGACGGTCATGAGGTTGTGGCGGCCTGCGACTTTGCGGCTGCCGGGGATGAAAGCGTCTTTTGTCTGCGAGTTGGCAATAAGATTACCAAACTGCTTGCTTGGCGAGAGGCGAACACGATGGCCGGTTGCGCGAGGTTTGCGCTGGAGTTCGAGAAAGCCGGGTTGAAGCCTGAGCAGATATTCGGGGATGCGGGTGGGTTGGGATTGCCGATGTGNCANCAACTCGGTGAGATGGGTTGGCCGCTACACCAAGTGAACCTGGGCGGACGAGCGCAGGAACCGGATCGGTACCAGAACCGAGGCACGGAGATGTGGTTCCGCGCTGCCCGCCAGATCGACCGTATGGANGCNATACTGCCCGATGACGAGATTCTTCACAGCCAACTGACTACCCGGCGGGTCGGGACATCGAAGACCGGTAAGCTCAACCTGGAGAGCAAGAAAGAGATGAAGGCTCGCGGGTTCAGTTCGCCTGACCGGGGGGATGCGTTGGTGATGTGCTTGGCGAGTGTCAGCGACCACCCGGCTTGGGCGCGGATGAATCAACCGGACTTGAATGATGCGCTTGCAGCGGGTATGACTGACTGGGGTGCGGACAATAAACTTCGGGAATCGATGGGGTTGAATACAGGATGAGTTTGCTGGGAATAATACGAGCGGTTTTAGAGTTGATAAAAGAATTTTTTACTTATGGCAAAAAGACCGAAAAGAAAAACCTGGAAGCGATGGTTGACGCTCGTCGCCACGATAAGCTCGATTGGGTTCGGAGTCGGATGTCAGACAACGGTGCCCCGAAAGCTGGACGCGACGAAGCAGATCATCCTGAGCAATGAGCGCGGATTCGAGGATGCGTACAACGCAAGCCCCGAGGCCAAGACGTTCGTCCAGGCGTTGATGGAAAAAATAATTAACTACGAGTACGAATTGGAGAAAGCTGGTTTAGAATGACTTTAGCACAAGAAGACCACCTGGCAGAGATCCAGCGAACGATAGCAAAACGGGTCAACGACAAGTACCGGGCCGGTCAGGAGGAACACGGTGGGGATCTCTGGGAGCGGGTGCCGTTGGTCGAGGATCTCATCGAGGAGGCACTCGACCAGATGACCTATGCGCTGACTCTCAAATCGCAATTGGGCCGGGCGAAGAAGTTACTCGATGACGCGAGAAACGCTGCGCCTGAGAACCCGGTCTCCGCCCAGAAGTTAATTACCCGAGCTATGACTTACCTCTAGTTACCTCACAAGACTGTTGCCAGAAAGCGATTTTAACGCACCCAATTCGGGTGCGTTTTTTTTACGCACTAACGAACAGTCAAATGGCAGCTAAAAAACAAGGCTACAAAAGCCGACAAGACGAGTCACTTGGTGCGCGGCGCGGTGCGCGTAAGAACCTCAAGCAAAGCGTCTCAGCGTCTGGTCGCCGGGCGATGGCTTCTGGCCCGCGCAAAGCGGCAGGCGGCAAGAAGTTCGGGCTGAAACCAAAGAAGCGATAGTTGTCCCGGTGACCACCGAGGAACAATTCAGTGCTTTTTGCGGGGATCTGGAAGCGTTGCTCAGTCGATACCAGGAAGAGTTCGACCTGAATGACGCGATGCTGATCGGCGGGATGCAGATGTATTCCACGCTATTTGCTATACAGCAGATGGGGTGGTGCTGCGAAGAAGAAGAGGAGGAAGAAGAATTTTAAATGCGTGATCGAGACAAACTAAACGCGGAGGTATTACAAGATTTGGCGGATCGTTCGGTGTGGGACACGCGGCAACGTATGTTCTACGAGATGCGTCACCACGGGTTGAGGCGGAAAAACAAACCATGGCCCGGGGCATCGGACATTCATTTCCCGCTGGTCGATACGACGATCAGCGAACTCAAACCGGCCTACTTTCAGCAGTTATTTGCGACCGACCTAATCGCACAGTTTGTTCCCACGTCACCCCAGGTAGCCGAGTTTACGACTGCCGCCGCTCAGTGGTTCGACCACCGAGTGAAGCAGATGACGAACCTCGAAACCGAGGTGCTGAGTGCGGTCGATTCGATGCTGATGTGCGGCACCGGCATTCTAAAAGTTTTGTGGGATTACTCCTCGAAACGTCTTAAATATTACACAGTCGATCCCCAGCATTTTGTTGTACCCGCCTGGACGCGGGACATAGCGGACGCTGACCGGATCTGCCACATCAGCGTTTACTCGATTGATGCTTATAAGCGGCAGAAACACCTGAAGCAGGACAAAGCAATCCTCGATCAGATCGTTGGGAGTTACAACGCAGATGCCGGTGATATGAACACCGAAGCGGCGAAGTACGAGCGCGAAGGACTGACATTCCCGGAGCAGGACAAGATCATCGTGTGGGAGGTGTACAACCGTTGCCCGGATACCGGTCAGTGGATCATCTGCACTTACTCCCCCACCTCCCCGGACATCGATCTTCGTCCGCCGATGAAGGTTCCGTATAACCACGGTAAGCCACCGTTTATCGCTTTCAACTACGAGATCAAAGATCCGGGGTTTTACTCGTCGAGAGGCGTGGTCGAGTTGCAAGCGGTGTTTGAGGCCGAGCTTACGAAGTTGCAGAACGAGAAGATGGACTGCATGACGCTGTTCAATCGACCGTTATACCGGGCAGAGCGGGACATGCCTAACACTGGAAACCTCCGCTTAACGCCTGGCAGCATTCTACCGTACGGCATCCAGCCTGTAATGCACCAAGCACCTCCGATCTCGTTCGATACACAGATGAACGTGATGCGGGAGATAGCGCAGAACCGGGTGAGTACACCGGATTTTGGCCTGACGCAGTCGCTTCAGAACACCGAGCGGCGAACGGCGACCGAGATCCAGGCGATTGGCGGGCTTTACCAGCAATCGAGCGATCTGAGGATGCGAATATTCCGCATTGCGCTGGGGAATCTGTACCGGATGAGTTGGTCGATTCTACTGCAATACGACAAATCGAGCCTGAACTACTGGTACCTCGACACGGCCCAGGAGATCCCCCAGGAGGCGTTGCACGAACAGTACAACATTCAACCCACCGGGAGTGCGGACGGGGTGAATAAACAACTTTTAATGCAGAAAGCGATCACCCGCTTTCAGATGTTCGCGAATGATCCGTACATCGATCAAGGCCAACTGCGTAAAACGATTTTGGAAAGTGATGATGCGACACTGGTCAAGCGACTCTACGTCGATCCGCAACTCACACAGTCGAGCCAGGCGGAGGATCAAGCCAACGAGATTACGTTCCTACGGTTGGGTTTCCCGGCACTGGTAAAAGATTCGGACGATCATCTAATACACATCCAAACGGTGATGGGTTACATCACGAACCGAGCCGACACAGGCGCACCACCGGAACCGGCGGAAGGACAGTTCCTCGAACAACACATCAGCGAACATTTGGAGAAGCTGAAAGAAGCAGACCCGAAGACCGGTCGCCAGGTGGAACAAGAACTAAAAAATTTATTCGCTCAAATGCAGGAAGCAGTTGCACAGCAAGCGGAACAACAAAATGTGGAATCGATTGAAGAACCGGTGGCGGCTATGGAAGCAGTTCCGCCAGGTGTTGCAGTGGTCTGATCCTCCCGAATGGAGCAACGGACACGCGGGACAATTGCAGGCATTCATGTCGGGCGATGTGGGAGTTACGTTACGTTACCACTTGCGAAGCTTGCATATACAGAACTGCGACCGATTAATTTCATCCCCAGCGGACTTGGCGTACCACGCCGGTCACGCCGCCGGGTTTAAATCCGCGTTGGCAACGCTCGATGGGATGGCATCGATAAGAAGCCAACCCGAGGAGGAAGTGGTCGGGGTGACCGACGATTTAGAGTGGATGCGAAAACCCGCATAACAAATTTATGTCTGAAGTAGTGGCAGAAAAACCAGTTGAGGTAGATGTCGAGCGCGAGCAATTGCTATCAGCATTGGCAGAAGCCGATGCCTCCGCGTTCGATACTGCGAACATATCCACGGTGCCGCAGGCCGAGGAACCCAACAAGGAGTCAGTTGTAACTGATGACAAAACTAGTGAGGTAGAACCGGACAAACCGGTGGACGAGGAACCCGAGAAGGTTGACGAGAAATCTCAATCGAAATATTCCCGGGCGAAAAAAACGCAAGAGCGGGCTAACAAGACTTGGCGTGACGCTAATGCCGAAAAAAATTCGGTAAAGAAAGAGCGGGCCGAGTTGGAAGCAGAACGCAAAGCGTTTGAGGATCAGCAGAGTGTATCTCGTAATGAGATCACTCAGCGATCAGCGCAGAGTCGCTATTCACCCGAAGAATACGAGGCATTAGCCCGCGAGTTCGAGGATGAAGGCGACGATAAAAACGCTGAGGCGGCGACGAAAGCGGCAAAGCAAGCGCGTGAAGCGATTGCCGAGCAAGACGCTAAAACGCAGCAGGCGAAGTTCGTAGCCAAGTGGGACAGCAACTGGAAAGCGGCGGCAGCCGAGCATGGGGACTTAAACGATCAAAACAGTGAACTGTTTAAAATGGTCGGTCGATTGCTCGAACAGAAACCGGTTCTAACGCAGTACCCCGGAGGCATAACNGACGCAGTCGAAGGCGCGACGATGTACCTCCAAGCCAACCGATCAGCGTCACTAGAGAAGCAAGTCAGCGATCTTAAAAAACAGGTCGCTGAGTACGAAGAGAAAACACAACTGAACGGAACCCAACCCGGCGGAAACATTCTGCAAGTTGAATCGTTTGATCAGTTACCGGTTGATAAACAAAGATCGGAATTGATGAAGGCGATGCAACAGGCGGATGACACTGGGGGCAGCATGTTCGCAACAAATTAAAACATTATGGCAGGAACTACTTTAACGACTACCGGTTCGGCTACGGCAGGCCCGGAATCAACACTTCAATCATACTTCGACAAGAAGTTACTCGAACAAACGCTCAAGACAATTGTTCTTGATCAGTTTGCATTTAAGGCACCGCTTCCAGCTAAAGCGGGAGCAAAAACGGTTAGATTTTTCCGTTACCCGGAATCAGCTACAACCGATGTTGCTACGCTTACTGAAGGCACGGCAATTGCAACGGGTGCTTCAAAGCAATTGAGCATGGAAACAGTGGACGTAAGTCTCGCTCAGTACGGACAAATCGTGACGATTAGTGACCTGTTAAGTGCCGTCGAATTGTTCTCAACAATGGAGCAGGCAACTGTTCAAAACGGACAGGACGCAGCACTGAAAGTGGACGAATTGCTACGGAACATTCTGGGCGATTCGGCTACAGTTGTGGATCGTTATGCCGGTGCGGCGACAAGTTACGCAACAGTCGGGGGAACCGACGACGCGATGACTGCGCTCGACATCCTCGATGCGTCTACCAACCTGAGAGTGAACAACGCTCGTCCGAGTGGTGGATATTTCACGGCAATCATGGCACCGGAAGTCGCCCGCGATCTGATGAACGACGATGATTGGTTGGAGGCCAGCAAGTATGGCAGCCCGGATCAATTGTTCAAAGGCGAGGTTGGTCGGTACATGGGTGTTCGCGTGGTCACCACGACTAATCCGTACCGTCAAAACACCCAGCGCACCTACAATGCTGCCGGTACCAAGTATTCGACATTCGTCGTTGGCGACCAGGCATACGGAGGCGTGAACTTGGCAACGATGAGTGCTTACTCACCGAAGATGATCATCTCGCAAGGAGCGGACAAGTCCGATCCGTTGGCGCAGTTGACCACGGTCGGATTCAAGTTCTACTACGGGGGCGCGATTATCAACGCGAACCACGCAGTGAACATCTACTCCGTCACGAACTACAGCTAATCACTAGCCCGGGGGGTTAACAGCCTCCCGGGCGTTTAATTTAAATTATGCCAAAAGTAGATATTCCAATTTCCGCACTACAAGTGGCGGACGAAGATGGTTCCATGATTGTCCCGGCAGTCGGTGATGCGGTTAGCTTCACCGTCGAAGGTGCGGTTGAATCGATTGGTGACGAGTATGCCGTGGTAGGCATGGAGTCGGTCAACGGTGAACCCGCCTACCCCGAGGAGGTTGTGGAGGAGGAAATGGCAGTCGAGGCACCCAGTCGGGATGACTTGATGGCCGAAATGGAAGCAATCGACGCGGCAGGAGGATTATAAAAAATTATGAGTACAAGAATAATTGGGAGAGGAAGAGAAGGACGGCGAATTGCCAGTGTCGCCACTGGGGTTGGCAATGTTAAGCCAATTGAGCTTAAAGCGTCTATCGGTGACGGGGCAACCGCTAATTCGGCTACACCGTTTATTAAGTTTAGCGGAACGGCAGCCGCAACCACTGATGGTGACAACAATGTCACTACATCGGATGTGACCGGCAGTGGTGCGGCACCAGGTGGGACAAACAAGGCTATCCTGGTCGATGTGGGTGGCACGCAATACTGGATTGCACTCTACGCAACGTAATGCCGTTGTTCGACTTCAAGAATCGCGAGACCGGGGAGGTGCGAGAGATCAACTCCTCCCCGGATCTCGATAATTTTAAGGACGAGTCAGGCACCTGGCTCAAGCTTGATGTGCAACCAGGTTTCGCGATTGGCGGGCAGCAAAGACTGCCGACCCAGGCGGAGACGATCAAGCGCGGCTATTATAAGCAAGAGCAAGCCGGGTGGCGAAGTGAGTATAGTAAGAATAAAGTAAAACGAGCGTGGGGG